TCAGTCATCGATATCGAGGCTCCTGAAAGGTCCGGCACCGAATTGGTCGGAGATTTGCGCGACACGGAACGCGAAGGGCCCCGTGCAACCGTCTGATTGGCGACGTGCCAAGGTGTAGGTCCAGGCGGAATCGGAGACGATCTCTTCCCGGACGACCTTGCCGTCGCAGATTACCTGGACGAGATACCTTTCGCGGTTCTCTCCAAGTGGCACATCGAATGCCTGCCAGGTGTCGCCGTCGACCCGCGTTCGCCTGATCCAACCGAAAGTGAGGGCTCCGTTGGCATCCTTCCTTGATCGGAGGTGCGCCGGCGCGTACGGCCGGAGGCCGACTCCAGAAAATGTGCCCGTCTCATGCGAGTAAGACACGTGATCATACCCTTTTACCGCGGGCCCGATGCGATAGTGCCTCTCCAGCCCACGCATCGACGCAGGGAGGTCAATCTGCACTGGCCCTCCGTCCAGCAGAACAACGATGCTTCCCTCAGGCCAATCGTCCGGCATGACGCCGTCCGTTCCGGCCTGCCCGCGCAAACGCAGGCTCAGCTCATAGGTATCGGTGCCCACCAACTCCGCACGCGAGAACTGAAAGACCTCCCAGTCCCCGCTCTCCGGATTTCCGATGGCGGCCGAATTTGCACCGTTCATCATGGCCGCTTCGGATGCCGAAGAGACAAATCCCGATCCGAAGCGCACACGCAAAGGCGTCCCTCGATCAAGCACGCCGGGCGCTGCCTTCGAGAGCGAAGTCTCCGTCACACCGATGGTGGACTGGACTTGGACAAGCCGATTCAGTTCATAGGCATCGTCTTCGGGAGAGGAATAAACCGCCACACTTCCCGTCCAGGGTCGCGCTGCGACGGCCACAAACGGTGCCGCCGGATCCTCCTTGCCGGTTAGAAGCGGCAAGTCCATGAATACCGAAAACACCGGCATGGGGGGGGAGAACGGCGTCTGCCGAACAATCTCCGAGACGTCCGCGGCAGGACGATAGACCCCCTCTTCCACCCTTGTGGCTTCCAGATTCTGGGACGCGCCAGCTTCAACGCGGTCCACCCGGTACAGCATCTGCGCGTCGCCTGAGGGAACCTTCACGACGTCGCCAGCCGCCACGTCCATCCGCGAAGGAGGCAAAGTCATGCGCACTGTGTCACGCGCCACGCGCGATTCCGACAGCCATCGTTCCACAATTCGTTGGCCTTCCGCCCCGGTGAGCGAGAGCGCCAATTCAGAAGTCGATACAACCGGACTCGTTTCGTCCGGAAAAATCGCCTCTGAAGCGTGGGTGGGGAAATCACTGTCGGCCAGAATGTGGTTTAGCCGTATCCGTCCTGCCATCTCCGCTTGGGGGGCTCGAACCGTCTCGATTTTTCCATCGAGCTCGGTGGTCGTTGCGAGCAGCTCGGTGTCGATCTCGCTGTCCGCGTGCGCGGTTCGAGTCCGGAACTGCAGTGCGTCCTCACCCTCATTGGCGTCGAATCCGTGAGACAGCATCAGAGGCTGCAACGCCCCGCGCGCGCTGGAGACCTGTTCGATGGCATACCCGCGCACAAGACCGTCCAGTTCGGAGACGTCGATATTCGCCACACCCGACTTGGCACAGATCTCAGAGACCACCGCCGCAAGAGGCTCGGATGTTGTCCGACCGTTGAGCCAGTGCCCGGCTCGATAGTTGTCACCATCTCCCCAGACATCGCCGTTTGCCGGAAATGCCGGATATGGACGGGCGTCCCAGGCCCAAACGTGTGCCCGGCTCATGTCCACCATACGGCCACCGTAAACGGACGACGTCGGGTTGTTGGCCGGTTCCTCCCAATACAGGTGCATTGCACGAAGGTATTGTGCCTGCATGAGGTCATCCCGCCCGCCGGTCGAGTAATGCGGCAAGCTGGATTCCGAGGATTTCGGATCGAGGAACTTGTTGGGCTGGTTCGTTCCTTTATCGATTGCCGCGCAGCCTAATTCGGTGAACCAGATGGGTTTGCTCTCCGGTTTCCACGATGTGGGCTCCGCCTGCCTGTTGCCCGCTATCCTCTCGTGGTGCTCGCGACTCCACCAGTTGCGGATATCCTTGTAACGAAAAACCCACGGCTCGGAGTAGGCGCCATCCTGAATCGGCAACCTGTCTTGCGCATCGCGACCGGCCTGATCGGCATAGTACCAATCGTACCCTTCGCCCCCGGCGACGTTTCGTTTCAGATATTCAACGTCGTAGATTGACCTCCAATCTGCGTCCGCATGCCCCGGCCCATCCCGCCAATCGGATATCGGCATGTAGTTGTCGATGCCGATAAAATTGACGTCCGGATCCGACCACAGCGGGTCGAGGTGAAAGAACAAGTCGCCTGAGTCGTCAGCGGGCTGGTACCCGAAATATTCGCTCCAATCGGCGCAGTACCCGATCTTCGTATCGGCGCCCAGGATCGCACGCACATCCGACGCAAGCCTCTTGAATTCGGCAATCGCCGGAAATGCGCCATTCGCCCCGCGAATCTGCGTAAGGCTGCGCATTTCCGATCCTATACAAAACGCGTCGACACCACCGGCCAGAGCACAAAGGTGCGCATAGTGAAGGATGAAGCGGCGATACCTCCAGTCGTCCGGCCCGGAGTAGCCGACCGTCGAGCCGTCATGGTGGAAGTCGCCCCCGCTCGCCGTTCCGAAAAACGCCTGAACCTCTGACCCTGCTGTCGAAGTTCCGTCCGTGGTCCCGGGCCGACCTGATCCGATCGACGTCGTTATGCGCCCACGCCATGGAAGGGCCGGTTGACCAGCCTCCCCAGTCCAAGGGTCCGGCAAGTCGTTTCCCTCCATCTGATCCATCAGGATGAATGGATAAAACATCACCTGCTTGCCGGACGCGCGGATCGCCCGGATGGCTTGCGCGACCGACTGATCGGTGGGCGTCCCTCCATAGACAGGGCGTCCATCTATTTTCGGCACTTTGCCGGCTTCGCTGCGATCCGTACCGCTCACCGACCAGGACATCCGGTTGCCCTCGATCGAATGGTGTTCGACTTTCGGTCTAATACTGCACTCGCCGCACCTCAGATCGCTCCCAAACCACGACACGACAAGAGACACCGACTCGCATTTCGGCAGCTCCTCCGTCAGGTGCTCGAGCGAGGTGGAGAAATCCGTCTTCCCGCTGGGTGAGTGCACGTTGGCCGAAGTTTTCCAGCCGAAGCCGTTGTCATATTCCACCGGCGTGGTCGCCAGTGCGAATTCTCCAGTACCGGGAATCATCGCGACCGCCCGGACCGTCTGGGACAGGCTTTGCGCTTCGGCGGGCGCATGAGCCGGATCTGTGGCACGGATCACTTCGAACGAGAACTGCGGGACCCTATTTCCGAAGCGAGCCAGTTGGAGGTCTTCGAAGACCACGTAGGCAAGTCCTCGATACGCCGGCACATTGCCAGCGCCCTCGATGGCCTCCATTTTCGGATCCGGCATCTGGCCTTCGGTGCCCGTATAGACTCGCAGGTCAAGATCGTCGCGACCCAGTTCCAGACCGTCTGCCCAAATGCGCCCGACGCGCAGGATCTCGCCCTCGCAGAGGGCCACTGCCAGACTGACGGAATAGCTGTAGGTCTTGGTGGAGGTCCCACCCCCACCCCCTTTTCCACCAGTGGAGCGCGTTTTGCTGCTTTCCTTGAATTTGGAGGACCAAATGACCTGCCCCCCAAGCCGCATCCGGCCGTAAACCTGATTGATAGCACTCCCTTCACTGGCACCGGTCAGACGGAATCGATCCAGCCGGCCTGTCTCGATCACCTCACTGCCGCCGCCCATCAGCCGCTGGTCGATCACCCGCCCCAGCGTCGCGCCAATCGCACGCCCAACGATGGCGGTCGACAATCCGAATGCGGTGCCCCCAATAGCGCCACCAATCGCGGCCCCCGCCGCACCAAGAATAAGTGTCGCCATCACCGGACTCCTTGAGGGAAGACAAAGCGCGCCACGATCCGTTTTCGCCACGCGTCCGTCAGGGCACTTTCGACCACGCTGTGGCCGCTATAAGCATGGATGAAGCTGGGCGACCCGGACCGTTCAGCAGCTACGCCCAAGTGTTTCGCCACACGTCCATCGCGCATCCGAAACAGGATCATATCGCCCGGTTCAGGCTGCGCGTTCGACGCCGCCGGCAATAAATAGCACTCCGCCGCCCGCCGCTGCCGTTCGTCGCCGGACGCCTCCGACCAGTCGGGCGAATAGGGCGGGACGAACACCGGCTCCCGGCCGAGAAGCTCGCGCCAGATGCCGCGGATAAGGCCCAGACAGTCGGTTCCCACGCCCGGTATGGAAGCTTGGTGACAATACGGCGTCCCGATCCAGCGACGGGCAATCTCGACGACACGCGCAGGATCTGCTGGCTGAGACGGCAGTCCTTGAGATTTCTCAGCCATTCAGGCTTCCTCCATCGTTGTCGTCGCCTTGCTTGGGGTAGGCGGTCAACCAGTCCTCGCCTGGAATGTGAGGAAAGCCGCGGAAGTTATCGAAGTTATTGAACTTGTCTCTGCAGGTGGCCGCCCGCTTGTCGCATCCGGCTACGAGCCGCACCGAATCCCCAACGTCGAGGGTCGGGCGAATTTCCTGCCAAAGCTCGATCTCACGCGAGGCACCAAGACGGCAGTCACGTTTGATGATCGCGATCAGCCCTCGCGCCGCCCCGTCGAGCACCTCCAGGCGGCCACGGCTGAACCAGCCTTCCTCCTGCCCGCCATCCGCGACGATCAGTTTCACACCGCCATCGACGCTCAGCACGGGTGCTTCCATGGAATAGCCCAGCATTTCCGGGTCGAACCTGCAATCGCCGTCGCACAGAACGGCGGAGCACATGGATTGATAAACCCGCCCCTGGGGCTGGTTCAGGGCTTCGGTTGCGCCGCGCAGTTCAGCGCTGAACGCCTCTCCGCACCGTGTCACCTCGCCGAGGGAGCCGTTGAATTGAACCATCCTCTGCTCGGGATCTGCCCAATTCACAACCCAGCACGTGACAACCGCCCCGTCGTATCGACCCGCGCTTATATCCTCCTCGGTGATCGCCCCTGCACGTAGCGCGCCGACGGCCTCGGTATTGTTGACGGCAAGGCCTGTCGTCTGTTCTACGGCCGCGGCCGTGAAACCGGTCGCAGCGGAGAAAGCCGTCCCGTCGAATTCCAGATCCCCGTCATGATCGGTAAACCCCAGGACTTTGCCGTCGCGGCGAACGACCCGCCAGCACCGGCACACCGTTGACGCCCCGTCCCTCAGATGGGCAATCAGCGCCTGCCCCTTCACGGAAAGTTTCGCCATCACACGCGCACCTCGACCACCGGCACAACGGGAATTTCACCGGCCTGGAAGGATGTCGCCGACACAGAGATCGCATCGGTATCGAACCGCACCGGCACGTCAAACTCGAACCCTGCCGTCACCTTTCTGCCGATCGCCGGGGCTTCGACCATCGTCACGACACCCGTTGCGGGATCGACCACCCACGCGGAGTCCTTGCCCATCTCCACGCCCGCAACGGCGACGCGAACAGTACCCACCACGGGCTTGCGGATCGGGCGCGAATAGTCCGCCCCACCTGACTCATAGACCCGGCACAGTTGGAACTCCGTCGTGACACCGTCGCCTATACCAATCGTCTGGTCCGTCGCCCGGACGGTTTGGGACGGCAGGCAGGATTTGTGATCCGCCCAGTCCTTCCACCGAAATCCATAAAGCCGTCCCCGCCGCGCTTCGAAAAACGCGATCAGGTCCTGGAGGTCATCGGCGGACCGCACACCGACCCCGGCATCGTACCTGCGTCGGGAATGCTCCCACGGCGTGTTGCGCTCTTCAAAACCATTCGAGAGCGTCACGATCTCGGTACGCCGTTCCGGGCCGCCGACAGAACCAAAGCTCAATGCGGCCGGAAATCTCACCTCGTGAAAATCCATGTCGTCGTCTCCTGCTGGCACTTACCGGTTGCGTTGGCCGCGGCTGAGCGCGCGGCCAACCTGAGCAGCAATCTGCGTCTGACTCTTCCGGAACCCGTCAGCATCGGGGGTGGAGATGTTCATCACGATGTTGACAGGCCGGGACGCGCCTCCGGCCGCCTTCACGCCGAGACTACCGTCGGCCCCGCGGGTCAGCGGCATGATCGCCTCCGGCCCCGCTTCCCCCATCAACCCGCTGCCGCCCCGCATGGGAAAGGCGGTCGGAGCCGTCACCACCCCGCCCTTCGCGAATGGCATCACACGCCCCTGGGAAAAGCTCCCGCCTTTGGCGAAGGCCGCAGCACCGATGCCCGCAATCCCACTCGCGAACATGTCTCCGATCTGCTTGGTCACCGGCTTGATCGCGGCACCGTAGGTGGCATTCACCATCGACTGGGCGACCATCTTCATCGCATCGGAGGCTTTCATGCCATCAAACACCAGCCCGTCGAACGCCCGCCGCAGGCCCCCGCTGATGCTGGAGGACAGCGACTCCACACTCGCGGAGGTTCGCGCCATGCTGCTCTGCATCTTCCGCAATTCGCCATCGAAGGCCGACGCCAACGAACTGGCGCCGTTCAGGCTGCTTTCCAGAGCGTCGATCTGCGCGTCGAGGCTCTCCATGTCATCCGGGTCCAGCGCCATCGCGCCCCCCTTTCTCATTGTCGGGATAAGCCCGCGCCAGTTCGTCCAGGCGCGCGCGCGTCAGTGGCGCCGGCACGGCATCCGCGCCCAGCATCACCATCAATTCCACCGGGGTCAGTCTCCAGAACACGTCCGGGGCCAGCCCCAGACGACAAAGCCCCAGACGCAGAAGGCCAGCCCAGTCCACTGCGTTACCCGGCCGTGTCCGGGAGCGAGAACGCACGAGCGAGCAACTCCGCCGCCACGCGCGCCGCCTCCGCCGGGCCGCCACCGATCTCGACCGACGTCAGGGCGTCCGCCGACCCCTTCCAACCCCCGCCGCGCAGCCCCGCAACGATGAGGGTCAGCACATCCCGCGCTGAAAACCGGCCGGCCTCGAAACGCTCCACAAGGTCGATGAGCGACCCTTCCGACAGGCCCGCTTCCAGTTCGGCCAGCGCACCAAGCGTCAGTTTGCAGACGTGCGGCGTGCCATCCAGAGCGAGCGTCACCTCGCCGGTCCAAGGGTTCGCCATGGCTCAAAACGCCGAAAAGAGGAGCGGGCCGGCCGAGGCCAAGGACATTTCGTAAGTCGCCTCGCCGTCGTGGCTCCCGGCATATTCAAGCGACGAAATCTGGAATGCCCCCTCGACCGTCCCGAAATCCGGAATGACCACCTGGAACAAGGGCGTCTCGGCAGCGAAGAACGCCTCCCGTGCACGTTCGTCCGTATCCTGATCCTTGAACACGCCTGCCCCGCTGATCGCGGCACTGCGGACACCGGCGCCGGAGAGCAGCTCCCGCCATCCGCCCTGGCTCTCCAAAGAGGTCACATCGATCGTTTCTGCGTTGAAGCTGACCCGCGTCGCCCGAAGGCCCGCCGCGGTCTGGAACTGGCCATTCCCTGTCATGTCGATCTTGATAAGAAGATCCTTGCCGGATTGTGCACCCATGCCTATTCTCCGCTATCCTGCTGTAGGAATTAGAAATTTCAGTCGTCTTCGACCAACGCCTCGAAGCGCAGGTCGACCCGGCGCTTGGCTCCAGCGCCCACGCGCTTGGCCGTCGCCTTCAGAAACCGCATCTGCACGACGGTTCCCCGCTGGAGCGCCGGCTTGGCACCATGCAGGGCGTCGGACACGGCCACGGCAACCGCCTTCGCATCGAGAAACCCGCCGCCGTCACTCACCACGCTGACCGTGAAGCGATGCCGCGCGCCTTCTGCCGTCTTGTCCCCGGCGGGCATCACCGTTTCCGGTCCAAGGCTCACGTAGAGCGATGGAACCAACCCAGAGGGAACGGCATCGTAGATGTCCGCGCCGACGAGCGCTGCGAGCGCCGGGTCAGCCAACAGATGCTGATAGATGGCCGCCTGCAGCGCCACCGAAGTGCCGTAGCTCATGCCGATACCTCCTCTTCGCGCGTGAAGCAGGTCAGGTACTTGCCGCGCACGTCCGCATCGGCGACTGCCAGGATGCGAAACACCCGGTTGCCTTCCCGAAAGCGCTGATCCGGTTTCGGCCGGCTCGGCGCCCCGGGCGGGGCCGATCGCACTGTGATCCGGTAGGGCACGGTAGACAGCGTCAGAAACTCCGCCTCGGTCTCCCGGCCCGTCCCCGCCTTGACCTCCGCCCACACCGTGCCGAGGACGACCCACGTCGTCCGGAACCCGCCTGCCCCGTCAGCAACCCGGTCCAAGGCTTCCAGCGTCAGCTTGCGCCGCAATTCGGGCGCCGACGTACTCATCGCACGCCACCGCCGAGCACGCGCACATTGCGCCAGCGGTCCACGAGCGACGACACCCCGTACGGCATCACCGCACCGCCGACACGCATCTCATGCCGGTACTCGTAGTAATAGGCCGCCAGCAGCATCACCGCCTGCGCGAGGTCAGCCGGCACGTCCACCCAGGCCGGCCCGAACCCTGCCATGAAATCGATGAGGACCGACCCTTGCGTCGGTATGGTCGGCAACCGGCTTGACCGCGCCATAAGGACCGGGCGGTGCGTGTCCTGTTGCAGACGATACTTGGACGGGTCCACAAGGCTTTCCCAGTCCAGACAGTCAACAATACGGACGGCTTTGATCTCGCTGACAGGCGCGACCGGCAACGTCTGCGCCCGCGTGTCCCGCCACCCCATCAGGCTCAGTCTGAACTGGCGCTCCAGAAGGACCTTCCCGGTCCACGCCTCGACCGCCGCGATGGCCGCGCGGAGAAAGGTCTCCAGAAGGCTGTCCTCCGCCCCCTCGTCGGCAAACCCGGTGCCCAGGCGCAAATGGTCCCTGAAATCCGCAACCGGCAGTGCTGCCGCAGGCGCTGTAGTCTGCTCGACTAGCATCAGTCATCTCTCCGAATGTTCCTCCCCTCGAAGGGTTGAGTGACAGGCGCGTGCCCCGCATTGCTCGGAGGGAGGGGAGCAGCTGGACAACGCGGTGACTTCGTCATGAGACACACGCCTGTCGACGGTTTCGGCCCCGACGAGCCGAAACCGCTATTCCGGCGAGCGTCAGCCCACCGAGAACTTCAGAACCTTGATCGCCGCAAAGTCGCTGACGTCACCACCAACCCGCTTCGTGGCATAGAACAGAACGTGGGGCTTGGCGGAGAACGGGTCACGCAGCACCCGCAGGTCGGGACGTTCGGCAACCGTGTAGCCGGCAGAAAAGTCACCGAACGCGATGGCCGCGGCGCCGCTGGCGATGTCCGGCATGTCCTCGGCGATCAACACCGGATAGCCCAACAGCCGGGCCGGCTCGCCCGCGGAAAGGCCGTCGGACCACAGGAACCGGCCGTCTGCGTCCTTCAGCTTGCGGACCGCGCCCGCCGTCTTGGAGTTCATGACGAAGCTCGCGCCCGCGCGATACTGCGCTCCGAGCGCGTAGACGAGGTCGATCAGCGCGTCCGCCCCGGAAAAATCACCATCCGCGCCGCTCGGGACGTAGCCGATGTTGCCCCAGGCCCAGACGTCATTGTCCACCGTCGGATGGGTCAGGAACCCGGTCGGTTTGTCGACACCGTCACCGTTGATGAAAGCCGCGGCCTCGGCGCGGGCAAACTTGTCCGCGATGCGGCCGGCCAGCCAGCCGTCGATGTCGAAGGCGCTGTCGTCGAGAAGCCGCTGGCTCGCTTTCGGCATGGCCGAGAGCTCGTGCAACGGAATGGTAATGCGCTCGATCTGCGGGCTGTCGGTTTCGATACTGGTGGCAGTCTCGGTGGCCCAGCCGGAGCCCATCTCGCCGTGGTCGATCAGCACGTCGAAGGACGTCGCCTCGACGTTGACGACATTGGCGATCGACCGGATCGACGCATCGGCCTTCAGCACGCTCTTGATCGCCTCCGCCGTTTCCGGATCGACGAGGTAGCCGCCGTCCGCCGCAACCGCGGTCGAAAGCGCCTTGCCTTCCAGCGGCAAGCCCCGCAGTGCGTCTTCGTCGCCGGACCGCAGATAGGCCTCGAACGCTTTCTGGTGCGGCGCACCTTCGGCATCGGCGGCGGTGGCAAGGGCCGGGCGTCCGGCAATCATGGTTTTCCGATCCAGCATGGTCAGTCGCTCTTCCTGCTTTTGAAGTCTAGATTTGATGTCGGCCTGAAAGCCCCTGAAATCGTTCAGGAACCCCGTCACGGCAGATTTCATGTCGGGCATGTCCTGCCCGGTCCGAGCCTTGGTCTCGGCTGTGCTCATCGCTTGCGTCCTTCCTGCAAGACTAAGGGGGAGGATCGGCGGCTCACTCCGCCGCCATCTCGCGGCGCGCCGTCTCCAGCGCCTCCGCCAGCTCGCGCATCAGGCCGGCCTCGGGGCTCTCCCCCTTCGCACCCACCCGCGCTTCGGGGAGCATCGGGAAGGTCACGAGAGACACCTCCCACAGCTCCAGATCGTGCAGGAGCCGCTGACCCCGTGCATCCTTCTCGGCCCGCTTGGTGCGATAGCCGATCGACAGACCGTCGATGGCGCCCGCCTCGATCAGCGCGGCAGCCTCGCGGCCCTTTTCCACTTCGGTCAAGATGCGGCCCTTGACGTAAAGGCCCCGGGCGTCTTCCCGAACCTCGTCCCACACGCCGATGGGCTGGGCGGGATCGTGTTGCCACAGCATCTTCACCCGCCGGTCCGCACCCGCCATCGCCTTGAGCGAGGCCGCGTAGGCACCCGGTTGCACAACGTCGCCGCCCTGGTCGGTCTTGCCGAAAAGCGACGCGTAGCCTTCCACGACAGCGCCGTCCTTGACGATGAGCGTCGCGTCCTGCGGACAGAACTTGCGTTCCAGCCCGCCTCCGTCGATCTGAGTCATCCTTCCATCCTTCTCGAAATCCGTTGCGCCTCATTCCACCAATGGGGGCAGCCCCAGCAGCGACCGCTTTTCCGCCTCCGTGAGGAAGGACGCGGCGCCGATGCGGGCCCACTGAGCCTCCCTCTCGGCGCTCAGGGCCGGGATGCGATCCAGATCGGGAGCGAGCGTCACCGCCTCGCCCTGGAACCGGGACAGCCAGTCGGAGAGCGTCGCCGCCACGCGGCTGGCGAGCGGCAGCACCGTCAGCCGATAGAACGCCCGGTTCGCCTCCTGGTAGTTCGCGTAGGTCATGTCGCCCGGTATCCCGAGCAGCATCGGCGGCACGCCGAACGCCGTCGCGATCTCCCGCGCGGCATCGGCCTTCGTCTGTTGAAACTCCATGTCCGACGGCGAGAACCCCATCGGCTTCCAGTCCAGCCCGCCCTCCAGGAGCATCGGCCGCCCGGCATTCCGCGCGCCCTGGTGGTGCATCTCCATCTCGCTGAGCAGCCGGTCGTACTGGTCCGCCGTCAGCGTCCCGTGCCCCCCGTCCGAACCACGATAGACAATGGCCCCCGACGGGCGCGCCGCGTTATCCAGAAGCGCCTTCGACCAACGCGACGCGCTGCTGTGAACGTCGATCGCCATCGCCGCCGCCTGCATCGGCGACAGCCCATAATGATCGTCCTGCGGGTGAAAGCTCCGCATGTGGCAGATCGGTGGAACCTCAGCCGCCATGTCGAACCGGAACGTCTTTCCGCCGACGGTGTATTCGTAGGCCACCGGCCAACCATCCGCGCCCGGGATCAGGTTCATCCGGTCTGAGCGCAACACATGCAGTTCGGACGGCAACCCGCCGGTACCGACCGCCTCGATGTAGCCGTTCCCCGACAGCAGGATCTGCCCGAAGAGCGCCTCCAACAGGTCTGCACGGCCCTGCGCGCCATTCGGCCGGGAGAGAAGCGACAGGACGGGATGGGTTTCGTACCGCCGCTCCGTGTCCTGGCAGACCAGCGGCACCGCCGCCGCCGCCTCCGCGACGAGCTTGACACAACGAAACCCGATCGGATTCCCGACGAACCCCGTCCGCGTCAGGGACGCCGTGTCACGAGGCGACCACGCCACCCGCCCGGCACCCTGCCAGGCGATCACCGGCCCCGTCGCCGAGGCCTTCCGTTCCGGCGGCTGACTGGTCTCGGCCCCGTCGCCGGACCGTCGCAGGAAATCCAGTACCATGCGTTCTCGCTCCTTTTCCTGTGGGGCGGGACGCCCCGGCATTCCCAGCCCGTCCCCCCGCCAAATGGCGGGGGGCGGGCGCACCAGGAGAGGGCGCGTCCCTTCAAGGCGCGCGCCACGCTCTCCTGATTGTCAGTGTTCGAAGAGCCGCAATCCGGGCGGTGCGCTTTACCTTCTCACCCGTCGCAAGCGACAACTGCGGACATGGGTATTTTTACCAACAAGAAGACAGCGGCCGCACGTTCTTGTTGGCGCAAATACCCAAATCCCGACGCCCGCCATGGGCGGCGCAGCCGGGCGTCGGTGCAAACGTCCTAAAGCGTCCGCACCCGCGGCCGGCGAAACTGGCCTGACGGCTCGATCACCAGTTCCGTCATTGCCCAGACAAGCGCGTCCACCCTGTCCGGCGATCCCCGCCCCTCAAAACCCCGCGTGGTCATCCGGCACATCTGATCCTCCAGAGCGCCGAGCCCGCGCACATGCCGCACTCGCCCCTGTTCGTAGAGCGCGGCCACCGGTTCCGCCCGCGCGGCCTTGCCCCGCTGCGCCCGCACCGCCTTGAAGGGAAGCAGCGGATCGATCTGGTTCAACACCGTTTGCACCAGGTCTCCGCCCTGGTTGACCTCCGCCACCAGCCGGTCCGCGCCATGACGCTCCCGCGCCGCCACCGCGGCATGCGCCCACGCGGTCGGAGAGGAGGCCGAAACGCTCGCGTCCTCCAGCACCCAAGCGATCCAGTCCTTCGGATCGCCCTTCGCCTCCACGCCAACGACCACGATCCCGCATTCGTCGGACCCAGAGTGCCCCGTCACGGGCGGGTCGATGGCCACCACGATCCGGTCGAGCGCCGGCGCCGAGTCCCGCCGCGCCGCCTCGATCAGCGCCGAGGTCCAAAGCGCGCCCTCGGTGTTCTCCACCAGAACGCCGTCCAGTTCCTGCCGCCCCAGCCGTGTGCCGCCGTACCGCGCCTCGACCTCGGCCAGAAAGCTCGCCGCCAGGTTGGCCCGGTTCGCCTCCGTCGCGGCCGAGGTCACCACCGTCGAGTCCCGCTTGAGCAGATCCTTCAGGATTGCCACGTCCCGCGGCGTCGTCGTCACGCATTGCTGCGGGTTGTCGCCCAGCCGCAGCCCGAACTGCAGCATCGACCAGGTCTCCTCGGCCTTCTTCCACTTTGCCAATTCATCAACCCAGGCACAGTCGAACTGCGGCCCCCGCAGGCTCTCCGGCTCATGCGCCGAGAACACCTGCGCCACCGCCCCGTTCGGCCAGACCAACCGCTTGCGCGTGGACTGCCACTCCGGAACCCGGTCGGGCGGCGAGCAGGCCAGGATGCCGCTGTCGCCGAAGATCATCACTTCCCGCACCTGCTCCACCGTCTCGCCCACCAGTGCGACGCGGTGGGCCTGCCCGGTGTCCTGCGGGCACGGCCCCTCGACCTTGGACCGGACCCATTCGGACCCGGCGCGGGTTTTCCCCGCGCCGCGCCCACCCAGGATGACCCATGTCTTCCAGTCCCCGGCCGGCGGCACCTGATGCGGCATCGCCCAGAACTCGAACAGCCAGGGCAACGCGCACAGCGCCTCCGCGCTCAGCCCCTCAAGAAACGCCTCCTGCACCTCTGGCGGCTCGGAGGCGAGCAATTCTGCCCCCGATCTCAT